AAATTTAAAACAAAATCCAGAAGATATTACTACAAACATAGGTCAGATATTTTCTAGGTCAGACTTTAGTGGTGGTCAAGGTTTAGACTCTGCACATAAAAGAAATAATACAACAAAAGATACAACTAGATTTTTTGATAGTAAAGGTGTAGATGTATTTCACGGAGATGATGAAACATCTTATCATGTGCATTTACTACATACAACGCAAGATGAAAATGTTAGAGGTGCAGATACAACATTTGCAGGTTCTAATAACTATTTAGCACAGCTTACCAATGGTCACTTGTATGTTACAGACCAAACTAATATATATAAATCTACAGACAATGGTGATACTTGGGCTGCTGTATCTACAGGATTAACTATAAATTATAACTTTACTGGTATAGCTGCTGTAGGTAATCAACTATATTTAACAACAGCAAACGGAACAACTAATTCAGAACTAATAAAATTTAATGGTACTTCTTGGTCAGAAGAATCAACAGCACAATCTAGTTCAGGTGGATTAAATGGTGTATGGTTTGCTAAAGGTCAGCTAATAATATCAGGTGATGATGGTACAGTAGAAAGAGTATGGGCAGTAAGTCCATTTAATAAAACTTGGTCATCATCAGATTTACAAGATTCACAAGCAGTAATAACATTTGAAGATAGTCATCATGTATCACAAGTAGTAGATGCAGGTGCTGTTGTTTTAGTAGCTTCTACTAATGGAGATATATATTCTCTTAAAGATGTATCTGGTACTTTAACTTTAAAAGGTCAAACAAATATACCTTTTGAAGAAGTACATTCTATAGCTGCTGCTGAAGGTATAATCTTTTTTGGTACTAAAGAAAAGTCTAGAGATGTAGGCAGGTTTTATACTGCACAACTTACTGTTGCAGATGATTTGTATGTTATATCTAATAGACAATTAATTAAAGAATGGGTAATAGCTAGTGTAGATACAACACCTAGTTTTATGTTTGTATCTAGAGATAGTGTTTATATGGGTATAAAAGAAAGTGGTAGTGAAAGTTATTTATGGAGATATTATTTACCGACTGCAGGATTTGCTAGAGATTTAAATATGGGAGCATCAGGACTTGTTACAGGTATAACAAATAGTAATGGTAAGTTTGTTGTAGCTGTAGCAGGTAAAGATATATACAGAGAAACATCTTCATTTGAAAGTACAGGATATATTATACTGCCTAATGCAGATTTCTTTACATCAGAAGAAAAACAATGGGTTGGTGTAGAAGTAGAACATGATACTTTATCTGCAGGAAAAACTGTACAGATATTCGTATCTACTACTTATGACACTATAGATGACCCAGATAGTTCTAATTGGGAGTTAATTGGAAGTTCTGTAGCTGGTCAAGGTGGAGTTGAGTTTCAGCTAAACAGAAATGCTAGATATTTAAATACAAAAATTGTTTTAGAACCTAATACAACATTTACACAATCACCACAGTTTAGAGCTGTATCAGTTAGAGCTTTGCCTCGTCCTGAGCTAGTGGTTGTCACTGTGCCAATTAATTTATCTGACCAGGTAGAAAGACCAAATAGAAAAGCTTTTAGAGTTACAAATCTTGGTGAGGTTATTTATCAAACATTAAAAGATAAAGAGGGAGATTCTGTTACACTACAAGTATTCGAACCTAGCGAAATAATTAGAGGTGTGGTAGAATCTGTACAATACCCTATCTCTGAAAGGTCAGAGTTAGGTTCAGTAACACAGTTTTGTTTACTTAGAGTACGAGGTGTGAGAGCAGAAGATGCTGCTACAATAGTAACAAGATTACTAGGTGTAGGACAATTAGGAGTAGCAGGATTAGGATAGTATGACAGCACAAAAAAGCATATTACAAAATGCGTACGAAACAACATTAGCTTTAGCTATTGGTGCAGATGCAACAGAAGTAGCAGTACAAGTAAATGCAGCACCAGTAGGTTCACCTTCCGCATCTAATCCCATGTATCTTGTTATAGACCCTGATTCTGATGCAACTAGAGAGTATGTAAAAGTTACGAGTAGAAGTGGTGTATCGCTTACAGTTGTTAGAAATATTGATAGTGATAGCGGTGGATTAAATGCACATGCTGTAGGTGCTAAGGTCAGAATGGTTGCTATGAAGCAACACTTTGATGATTTAAATGACAGAGTAGATACCATAATGAATGCTGATGGTACTGCAGTAAACACATCAGGATTAGTAAAAGATGAAGATAGTATGTCATCTAACTCTGATACACACCTTGCTACACAACAGTCAATTAAAGCGTATGTTGATAATCAAGTTACAGCACAAGATTTAGATTTTCAAGCAGATAGTGGTGGTGCATTAAATATAGATTTAGATAGTGAAACACTAACTATTGCAGGTGGTACTGGTATTGACACTACAGGTTCAGGTAATCAAGTATCGGTAGATATAGATAGCACAGTTACAACTAATTCAGGTTCACAAAGTTTAACAAATAAAACAATAGATGTAGATAACAACACAGTATCTAACATTGAAGTAGATAACTTAAAGTCAGGAGTATTAGATACAGACCTTTCAAGTGTTAGTGCAAGTGATGATACTATTCCATCAGCAAAAGCAACTAAAGCGTATGTTGATGCACAAGTAGATACTAAAGACACTCTTGCAGAACTAGATGATGTTACAATCACTTCAGTTGCAGATAACGAAGTTGTTGCTTATGACAACTCTTCAAGTAAGTTTATAAATCAAACAGCAGCAGAAGCAGGATTAGCTACATCAGCACAAGGTGCTTTAGCAGATAGTGCTACACAACCTAGTGATAATATTTCTACACTTACAAACGATAGTGGATTTATAACAGCATCTACTACAGATACTTTAACAAATAAAACAATAGATGCTGATGGCACAGGAAACAGTATTACAAACATAGAAGATGCTAATATCAAATCTGCTGCAGCAATAGATGCAAGTAAGATTGCAGATGGAAGTGTTAGCAACGCAGAGTTTCAAAGACTTGATGGCGTAACTTCAGATATACAGACACAGTTAGATGGTAAACAAGCATCAGGTTCTTACATAACTGCAAGTAGTTCAGATACTCTTACTAATAAAACATTTGATGTTGAGGGTACAGGTAACTCTATATCTAACATTGATGTTGCAGATTTTAAAGCAGCAGCAGTAGTAACAGAAGCAGAAGGTATTGGTTCTAATGATAATGATACAACTCTACCAACATCTGCTGCAGTCAAAGATTATGTAGATTCTAATGCAGGTAGTGTAACTGCTTCATCAACAACAACATTTACTAATAAAACAATAGATGCAAATGGTACAGGAAATAATATTTCTAATATTGATATTGGTAATATGACAAGTGCTGTAATAGTAACTGAAAGTGAGGGTATAGGAAGCAACGACAATGATACAACCCTGCCTACATCAGCAGCAGTTGTAGATTATGTAGCTAACAACGCAGGTTCTTCTAACGCATTAGTGGCTAGTGATAGCGATTTCACACTTACAGATGGAGTAGCTAGTGGTATTCACTACGAGTTAGACAACACAGATATGGCAGATTGGAATCAAGGTGGTGTTGCATTAACAGCAGCAGGTGGAATGTTTAGACATAATCAAACACAATCTGCTACATTTACAGTAGCTGCAACAGAAGGCACAGTTCTTGCAGGACCTATTACAATAACAGGTACAGTAACAAATGCTGGTACAATGGTGATATTATGAGTGAAATACAAGTAAACACAATAAGCGAATATACAAGTGCTAATGGTGTAACTATTGATGGTGTTAAACTCAAAGACAATGCAGTAGAAACAAATACTATATCAGAGGGAACATCTGGTAGTGGTGTAACTATTGATGGTGTTTTAATTAAAGATAGTAAAATACCTACTGTTGGTGTACAACAAATACAAGAAAGTAGAGTTACATCAGGTACTACTACATCTACATCTACTTCTACTTGGACAGATATATCAGGTGCATCAGTATCAATAACACCTGCTAGTACAAGTAATGACATTATTTGCTATGCAACAATACCTGTTGAATACACATCAGATACTCATACAGCAGCAGCAGCAGTAAGAATACAAAGTAACCATAGTGGTTCTTATGCTAATATTAATGGAGAAAGTAATTTAACTGCAACTATGGGTGTTTATAATGGTGCAGGAGGTTCAAGGTCTTATCACGCATACACTACTATGTTTAAATTTTCTCCATCAACTACATCTGCTTTTACAATTAAAGCACAATTACAAACTAGATTTACAACTAATGATGACAGTAGAGCAGGTAATGTTAGAGGTATGACATTAGTCATAGGTGCAATAGAGGTAGCATAATGGAACAACCAACAGTAACAAAAGCAATAAAAGCATTAGCACCTAATTCTGAATTTAGTTATGACACAGATGGAGATGGAAACTGGACTATTACTAATTGGTATTCTGATGACATAGACCAACCTAGCAATTCTGATATAGAAGCTAAGCTTACAGAGTTACAAACAGATTACAATAACAAGCAGTATCAAAGAGATAGAGCTGTTGCTTACCCTGCTCTTGGAGAACAATTTGATAAGTTATGGCACGATATAAATAATGGTACACTAGATAACACAGGTGCTTTTTACACAGCTTTAAAGACAGTAAAAGATGACAACCCTAAGCCAGGAGAATAAATGCCAGGTAGTATAAAAATAGATGATGGAAGTGGTAACTATACCATATTAACTAACGCAGGTTCGTTAGGTTCAGACAAGACAATTACTATTCCTAATGAAACAGGAACTATGCTTACTACAGGTGGTGCTATGTTTGATATATGGCGACAAACAGCAGATAGAACAGGTAGTGCTACAGACTACGAATTAACATCTAATTGGGAAAGAGTAGATGATGCAACTATTGGTTTTATTGGTACAGGTATGTCAGAGAGTTCAGGCATTTTTACATTTCCACAAACAGGTATTTATAAAATTACATTTTCATTGGAAGCATATAATTCAAGTGATACTGATGGTATTGAAGCACAAATACACGCAACTACAAATAATAGTTCTTACAGCCAAATTATTAAAAGAACAGTAAGTATTCGTTCAACAGGAGATACTGAAGAAGGTTACGCAATAACTACTTTTGATTGCACAGATACAACAACACATAAATTAAAATTTGTTGCTGCTGATTTTAAATCATCTACTGTAATGAATGGAAGTTCAACTAACTCTGAAACCTATGTTATATTTGAAAGACTAGGAGATACATAATGGCAAGTGAAATAAAAGTAGATACAGTATCAGAAAACACAACGAACAATGGTATTACTGTAGATACTTTTAAATTAAAAGATGGTATTACTATTAACTCTGCAACTATTGCAGGTACACAAACTATAGCTTCAGGAGATAATGGAATGATTATAGGACCTGCAAATGTAACAGGAACTATAAATGTTATAGGAAATTTAAATATTTTATGAGTACATTTGTAACAGATTCTCTTTTAGCAAAAACATCTAGTAATGGTGTATCAGTAGATGGTATGAAACATTTAGATGGTGTTAGAACACATAGTAACGAAGTAGGAAGTGCAACAATTGCAGCATCAGAAAATGGTTTGATTGTTGGACCTGCTACAATTACAGGTACAATTAATGTAGATGGACATTTGGAGATAGTATGAGTCAATTAAATGTAGATACTATAGGAGGTCAAACAGGTACTACTATATCTGTAGCTAGTGGTCATACATTAACTGGTATTACACAAGGTATTACAGAATATGATGCTTGGACAGTAACATCAAATGTAACATCAGATGGAGATATAACAAGTAACTTATCAAGGATTACAACACCTAGTGGAGTTGGATATTTTGGAACAGGTATGACACAAAGTTCAGGTATTTTTACATTTCCTAGTACAGGATTTTGGAAAGTTGCATTTTCAAGTGTTTTTAATATAGGTGGTAGTGGTGCTGATGCAACAGTTCAATTAATTGCTTATGTAACAACTAATAATTCCTCTTACAATGACTTTGCTAGGATAAGAGAGGGTAATAGAAGTTCATCAGCTACTAATGGTTCAGCATACAATGAAGGTGTTATAGATGTAACAGATACAAGTCAAGTCAAAGTAAAATTTAGAGCAGATAGTATGTCAAGTGGTTCTTATTTGTTTGCAAATTATACAAAGTTTATATTTGAAAGAATTGGAGATACATAATGAGTACATTGAATGTAAATACTATAGGAGAAAGAACTACTGATAGTGGTGTAACTATTGATGGGTTAAAAGTAAAAGACAATACAATTACAAGTGGTAACCCTCTTGCTGTTGCTGATATGTGGAGATTGACTACAAACCTTACAGGACATAATGGAACAATTACTAGCAATTTAGAAAGATGTGATGCACCAACAGGACTTGGTACTATAGGAACAGCTATGACTCAAAGCTCTGGTATATTTACATTTCCACAAGTAGGTTTGTATTGGGTAAGATTTGTTGGTTATTTATTTTCTTCAAGCGATACATACACACAAATAGAAATAGAGGGAACTACAAATAATTCTGATTACACATTATTAGCTGTAAATGGAGATGGAGATGCAGGTGCAGGTGGTTCTTCTGTTTGTGAAATCTTTTTTGCAGTAACAGATACATCAACGCATAAAATAAGATTTCAAACATCAAGTTTTGAAAGTGGTTCACAACTATTTGGACATGATGATAGAAACCAAACTACATTTACATTTATTAGATTAGGAGATGCATAATGAGTCAAGTTAATGTAGATACAATAAATGAATACAATTCAGGTTCAGGTGTAACTATTGATGGTGTTTTAATTAAAGACAGCAAGATAGCTAGTGGTACAGGTAATGTATTACAAGTAGTAACAGGAACAGATAACACAGAAACTTCTATTGCAAATACTTCTTATCAAGCAACAGGTTTGTCTGCCTCAATTACACCTAGTTCAACTAGCAGTAAAATATTAGTGTTAGTAAGTACAAATGTAAGAATTAACAGAACACAGTACAATGACATAAATGGTGCAATACAATTATTAAGAGATAGCACAGAAATATTAAGCAGATTATATTTATTAAGAGGTTCATCTGCACATAATGAAGTTGGAACTGGTTCACATTTAAGCGTTTTAGATAGTCCTAATACAACTTCTTCTGTTACTTACAGCACAAAAGGTAAAGCAGGTACTACAGATAGTGGTGGTGTTTTTACTACAAGTTATAGTAACAACATAGATACGATTACATTAATTGAGATAGGTGGATAATGGCTATAAGTAAATTAGAAGCAATACAAAGTTTACACCCAACTGCACAATTTGTTTTAAAAGGTGGAGAACTTACTTGGCAAAGTGAAGATATTACAGAACCTACTGATGCAGAAATAACTGCTGAACAAGAAAGATTACAAGCAGAGTATGATGCTAAACAATATGCTAGAGATAGAGCTGTTGCTTACGCATCAATACAAGACCAATTAGATATGCAGTATTGGGATAATGTTAATGGAACTACTACTTGGAAAGACCACATAGCACAGGTTAAAGCTGACAATCCAAAACCTTAATGCTACAATCCAAATATGGACTTCGTAATTATATTTACTTTAGGTTATTGTTTTAGAGATTTTATTTCTTATCTAAAATCAATAGTAAACAACAGCAGATTAGATAACGAATTTAAAACTATTGTTGATTTAGATAATGAATGGAGTACAGATGACCTCCCATAGTGGTAATGGATTTACACAGAAAGAAATGTTAAATCTTATATTGGAAGGACAACAAGACATTAATAAACGCATTGATGAATTACATGAAAAGGTAAATCAAAAGATATCAAGACAAGAGCTAAGTGGTTGGTTAGTTGCAATCTCGGCACTGGTGGTGTTAATCAATAATTTAATGTGAAAAAACTAGCAGTATTAACTGCAGTTCTTTTACTAGCTGTACCTATACATTCTATAGCAGAAGAAACTACAGTAACAGAAACATTTAATGACCAACAAATAAACACAGACATAGATATATTGTATGGTGGTAATGATACAGAGGTGGCTGCTGCTACGACTGCATCACCTGAGTGTGCAAGTACAGAGGTAGCAGGAAGTATAGGCATAGAAGATTTAGATTGTTTTGGTTCAGAATACTTTAGTTTGAACAGACACGCATTAGGTATAAGAGGTAGTGCAGATAGTATTACTATTGCATTTCCTAATGAACCTTACGAGGTAGGTTTTCAATATGGTGCTACAGATGTAGATACAATATCAGGTACTGTGTATTACGATAATGGTGCATCTGAAACATTTACATTAGACCAACACACAGATTACACAACAGTTATGTCTAAGTCCTGGACAGTTGCAGAAGGTGTAGATACTTTTATTACAGAGATAGTTATTGATGGATTAACTGGAGAAAATCCTGACTGGTATCTTATAGATAATATATACTATAAGTATGATAATGTACCTACTACAACGACATCTAGTTCGACAACAACTACTACCACAACAACAACGACAACGTTACCTAAGGCGAAAGATGTGGTCGAAGATGGTATCACTACGTACTTGGCTTGGGATGAAAATGGATGTGAACACCCAAATAATCCTTTATCGTATAAACAATATTTGGAAGCCGTAGAAAGTGGAGATTGGTTTGGTTATCAGCCCAGTGATTGCACTAATATACCTGATGATGTTGTTGATATTGTCGAAGAAGTAGAATTAGAAGAAGAGGAGGTGGATGATGTCGAAGAGTTATTACTTGTTGAAGAAGAAATCGAAGATGAAGATGTACAAGAACTTACAGAGGAAGAGATAGCTGCTATTGAAGCTGAAATCAAAGCTGAAGAAGAACGTTTAATTGAAGAACAGTTAGATGCGGAAAAAGAAGAAGAGATATTATTAGAATTAGAAGATTCTGTTATTGAATTAGAGGAGTTATCTGAAGAAGAACTTGAAGAATTTGTTGAGGTTATTAAAGAACTAGAAGATTTAGAAGAGTTTATAATTGAAGAAGAGATTATAGAGCTAGATATACCTGAAGATGTAATAGTAATTATAGAAGAGGAGGAAATAGAAGATGACATTGTTATTGTGGTGGAAGATGAAGAAGTTATTGAGGAAGTTTTGGATGAGCCAGTACAGGAAGATGTTAAGGAAAAACCTGTAGAAGAACTTACGGAAGAAGAAGTTGCTGTAGAAGTTGCAGAGATAGAAGAAGTTGTAGAAGTACCTATTGTAGAAGATGATGCAACAGAAGAAGAAGTTGCTGAGGCTATAGAAGAATATGTTGAGGAATTAGAAACAAAAGAAGTTATAGAAGTTCTTGAAGAAGTAAATGATGTTGGTGTACAAAATTTAGAAGAAGTATCAGAAGAAGTACAAGAAGTTATACAGGCTGTTGTAGAAGAAGCTATTGAAGATGTAGAGGAACTTACTGAAGAACAAGTAGAAGTTGTTGCTGAAGTATTACAAGTTGAAACTGAAGATGTAGAAATAATTGCAGAGGCTGTAAAAGAAGATGAAGCAGTAGCAGAAGCTGTTGAAGAATACGTTGAACGTGCAGTAGAAAACTCTGACGTAGAAAACTACACACTAGCTGATGTTGTTACAGAAGTTCAGTTTGAAAACTTTATAGAAAATCCAATAGAAGTTTTGGTAGATGTAAATATACAAGAAATAAACCTTTCAAGTATTGGTGATGACATGACATCTGACCAAAAAGAAAAAGCACAAGAAGTGGTAGTTCCAGTTATTCTGACTAGAATAGCTAGTATGGCTGCCTTTATATTTAGGAGAAGTTAATGATTAAGAAATTATGGTCTTGGATTGTAGCTGCAATTAAAGAAACACTAAACCTTAGTTGGACTTTAGTGGGTCTAGTTATTGCAACTCTCACATTAACTGGTTCTGCACAGCAGGTGACAGGATTAGCCACTATAATAACATTAGGCATATGGTTAGTAACTATAGGCTTTCGTAAAGATTAGGAGAAATTATGGATTGTTGCGGTGGTGGATGTTGTGGCGGTAAATAAATACTGCACATCATACATTGATGATAAAGGAACACATATAACTATATGCAACTGTAAGAATGGAGGAATAGGTGAAATTAACCGTTGTTAGAACACAGTTTGGTACTGATGCAACTAATGGTATGTTGTTTATTAATGGTTTATTCGAGTGTTACACACTAGAAGACCAGTATCAATCAGTAAAAGTTATGCATGAAACTTGCATACCAGAAGGAACATACGACATAAAGTTTAGAACAGTCGGTGGATTCCATGAGAAGTATAAGAAAAGATATGGTAATGACCATTATGGTATGTTGCATTTACAAGATGTACCTAACTTTACGTACATACTTATACACGCAGGAAACACAGATGAACACACATCAGGTTGTTTGATTGTAGGAGAAAGTCAACAAGACTTAGATATAAGTGATGACGGATTCATAGGACACAGTGGTGTAGCTTATTTAAAGTTGTACAAAAAAGTTGCTAAAGAATTACTGTTAGGTAAACCAGTAAATATAGAATACACAACTATAACTAAGTTGTTAGAAAAGCCATTATCAAATGCTTCTAGTGATGATGTAATGTTAACTAGAACAGTTATGGATAAAATACAAGAACTCAAAGAAGATATATCTGAAGTAAATGGTGGAGTCATACAAACTCAAGCTATGCTTAGAGGAAGGATTATTAGATAATGTTTGAGAAATCAAAAAGAGCAAGAAACCAAGACGGTACATTCAAGAAGGATGTGAGGTGGACACCTTGGTCCGAATCATGGGAGTACAAAATGAGTGACGACTTAAAAGATATGTTGGAGCGAACAGCTTGGACATTTATTGAAGCGTTCATTGGTGCATTAACAGTAGCTCCATTAGTTGGTGTAGAAGCTGAAACAATTCAGTTAGCTGCATTAGCTGGTGGTGGTGCTGCACTAGCAGTCATTAAGACATACGCTAAAAAACAAATTACAAAATAACTATATAGCAAAGCCGAGGGTGTTATCCTTTCTACCTCGGCTCTTGCTTGCTTTTAATTAGAAGGGAGCTTCTCCTGGTTTAATGTCATCTAATGATTTTGCCTTTGGTAATGTCATACCGTTTTGTACTGCTGCAAAATCTTTCCAACTATTAGGTGTAGATTTGTTATCCATCCACCAAGACTTAGCAAATACCTTACCATCTACTGTATCTCCTCTTGTACATTTACCCATCATAGAACACCTAAAGTCAGGTGCTGTTGGTTTAGTCTTTTCTTCTGCTTTTATGTAGTTAACACGCCCACCACAAAGACATAAAAGTCCTCTGTCATTTATTGCAGGTTCACCAGTAGGATGTTTGTCAAATTTAATATCACCAAAACCTGCGTCTTTTATTTGTTTTATAGGAGAATCAACAGAAGCAGACCCTGACTCCTTAACTACTTCTGTTGATTTTTTCTCCTGTGGTTTTGGCGTTGTGGATACCTTTGACATCTCTTGTACTGTAGGTCTTTTCTTATTAGAGCCTTGGTATTTCCAATTACCTAATGCACGACCAATAGCAGATGTTTCACAGTTTTCCATCCATGCATCTGCATTAGCAAACCCACCTTGTCCTTTAGTTTCTTGTGCAATACCTGTTGCTACAGGTAAAGCTACTTTTGAATCAGTAAATATTTCAGCTTTGATAGTCACACAAGTACCATCATCTGTTATATGAACCACGTTTGTTTCAATCCTACCACTAGGATTGTCAGCCCAAAACTTCTTGAGCCTATCTTCGACCATTTCATAGTCTTTTAAATTAAAAGCCACCACGCCTCCTTTGTATTCTTTTAACTATCTATTGTTTCAATGTCGTCTAAACGAGTAACACCAACTTTAAGAATTACTTGTTCATACTTACCATCTTGTTCTACAAGAAGTTTAGGTATTGTACCTACTCCTGCAAACTCAACAGCTTTTACATTTGTTTTTGCCATATACTATTCCTCTAAGTTAACTAGATATTCTGCAGTTACACCTTTGTCAGGTTTCACAAACAAACAAAACTGTGATGGTCTACCCATACTAGCTAATTGTTCCTGTGCATAACTGTTGTAACTTTCAGTTGAACCATTTACCCATACACGAACATCATTAATGTATAGTGATGTTGGTGTGTGATAATGTCCTGCAACTGCGTGTGTAAAGTCTTCCATCAAATCATTTGCTGCAAGAGCTTTCCAACCTAGTATTTTTTTATTGTATCCATAAAATGGTACACCCATTGAGCCACGGATATTATCTCCATGAAAACAAAAGAATTTAGCTTTTTCTCCTAAGTTAGCTACTGTGTACCAATGATTGTCTACACCTTCAGGGATGATAAACTTAATGCGTTTCTCACCCGCAAACATAGTCTGTAAGATTTTGCCTAACATTCTATCAGCATTCGTTTCTGGATTGTAATCTCTTCGTGACCTACCCCCTAGTGCACCGTGATTACCTATAACCCAGTATACATCTACTTCTTCAAAGTTCTCTAGCAATATAGATAAAAACCCATGCATCATGCGTGGTCCATCTACAGTAACTTGCCTATATAAAGAACTATCAATTAAATGTGACTGCCCTGGAAAAATAAGTTCTCCTTCTACAATATCTCCTAGGCATAACACCGCACATTTTTTTATTTTATGGGTAGCTCGTTGTATTTCTGCAAGCTTTACAATCTTATGTGCATATCTTATTACTCTCTCCTCAGCTATTAAAGTGTCGTAGTCTGGGGTTCTCTTCGCAAGTTGTATATCACTAAGCAACGGCACACAAATCTCCTCTTGTTTTGTGCGTTTTTTAGATGGGGTTGGTTTGGATATTTTTGGAAGTGTAAGAGTAGACATGCCGTCTTTAGCACCACGATAAACTGCCTCAATCATATCAGCTTTTTTGTCTTTAAGTTTGTCGATTTGTTTTAACAATCTTTCGTTAGTGTTCTTTAGCTCTTTAACTCTGTCGCTCTCGGCATCTGCAATTAAAGAGGCTAACTCTTTTTCGTTAGGATTTTTCGGCATACTGTTTCTCTAAGTCTGCTAACCACAATCGAACACGACTACGAGAAACTTCAAAATTAAATTCTCGTTCCAATATTTCACTAACTACTCTAGCGTTAGCTTTAGTGCCTTCTTGTGCAACCCTGCGTGATAATGTTTCTATGAAAGGAACTGCCTTAGCAGGTATTCTTTCATACCAATGTTTACTACCACCTTTTATATTTTCTGTTGCCTCATCAATAAGAGATGAAACATTTTTGGTATTGTCTGTATTACTCATGTGCTTAGTGTAATGTGATTGTGATTAGATTGCAAGTATTAAATAGAAATGCTTACGCATATGCATATGCATAGAAAAAAAATAAAAAAAATAGGCGTGTGTCGAATAAAGAAAACACACGCCTATTTGTACGGCAGATAGAATTGAGAGCTATTCTATCGCTTTACCGATAGCTGTTTTGCTACCTTAATAACCATATCCCTATCCTCAATAGGAATAATATTGTTCAACAATACGAAACGTTCAATCTCTTTACGTTTCTCATCAGTTAAGTTGCTTATCCTACCCTGTTCATTTACACCAATAACTTGTTGGTCGCTTACCCAAATTCTTGGCTCAGGTTTTGTAGCAAGTAATTGAAGTGCTTCAAAGTCTATGTTGTTGTTTCCATAGACTCTAAGTTCTCCAATAGAGTCTGTATCTGTTTTACCATTGTCAGCAATAATACGAATATCTCCATCATATCCATCACTTTTACGCTCTCTATAACCGACATATCCTGCAATCCAACTAGCAGGTAATAACTCTACTACTTCCTCAATATCCCTTTGGCTCATGCCCATACTTCCAGAACAATCAATCATCATACTTCCACCAGCTACTGTCTTTCTAGTTTGAAAAACTTTCCTATCTGTTGTAAGTCTGTGCATGTTCTTTGGAACTACACCACTATCGTGATTTCTTTTTCTTAGTTCACGAATAGCTTTATGTATAGACTTGTTTGGTTTGAACTTGTGTAATCTTGCTTTACCATGATTACCTGATTCTGCATAAGTATGGTCTACAAAATGCCTTCTGTAATTTCTGTCGGCATCTTCCATAATTTCTTTCTTAAGTTTATCATCAAGTTCTTTAGGTAGAGTAAGTCCTTCTTCATTAGATATGTTCTTATCTAATTTAGTAGTATCAACAGGAGAGTACTCATCACTAGGCAACATTTCATTGCGTAAGTTTTCTACTCTTTGTTTACTCCACCAACCATCTTTACCAATCAATATTCTATACAGCTTGTTAAGTCTGTATCTAATTTGACTAGAACTTAGTCTATAATTTTCAAGTCTACTTTGACCAATTTCCTCATCATAAACCCACCTGAAGTTATCACTATCAGTTCTCCATGCATAGTATTGTGCTTCTCTAATAGTTTGAGAAACTTTACTAAGTATGTTTCTAATATATGATACATCTTGGTGTCCTACTTCAACAGGTATATTGAAAGGCAACATACTTCTTACAATGTTTCCTATCGCTGTATCTGTGATACTATTGTAATTCCATCCTCTATACAAAGCCATCTCATACAACATATCAAAATAGAATTTTTCTACATCTTTGTGTTCGTATAAGTCTTTTACTGCTCTGTATATTTTAAGTTCAATGTCAGTATCATTTGCTTCAATACCAACAACACCTGAATAAGTAAGTTGATAGAGTCTATAGAAGAACATCTCATTAGTATCGAGTGCTTCTTTCATAGATTCATCAAACTCCTCATCATATTCTTTTTGGTGAGTTTGTATTTTTTTAGTAAGAGTATCGTATCTAGCACGACCACCCAACTTAATACAAGTTTTGCTTATTCTTATCCTTGCAAACTTTAGACCTAACAACATCTTTGCAATATACAAAAAGCGTAAGTCTTTTCTTTGGAACTTCATATTTCCAAATAGTATCTTTACAAAGATACCTGCTTGAACAAGTAGTTGCCTATCTACCTCATCTTTAGTAGCAACATATTTTGGTATGTTGATGTCATTTTTGTTCTTTTGTATGTAAGGTTTACTACTATAAACAACTTTGTAATTCCTTACTTCATTAGCAATCAATGACATATTAGGCAAAGAAAAAGGCAATTTGTTAATTGACTTTACTCTATGTACTTTGAATAAACTACTCATCATCATCAGTTGTAGCACTGCTGTCATTTTGTATACCAAGTGCATTTAGTACAGCGAACTGTTCATCTTCATCTTGGAACAAAACATCTACAGCTACTTCTGTTTTGATACCACTATCCATTAGTTTTTGTAGCTCAATCCATCTACGTACAGATGTATTAGCTTGGTCTGTATCTAAGTAAATAGCTTTTAGTCTTGGTTGCAAAGAGTTCAATGCCTCTTTGTGTACCTCATCTATGTGCAACTTGACAGGAAACCTATCTGCTAGAGGCTCTGGTAAGTCCTCTGGTACTCCGTTCATAGTTGCAACACATTGAAAGTTAGGCATTGGTTTTACAAACTCTGCCTCATCATTAGGCAAGTTAAAACCTGCAAACTCTTTGTCATCTAATAGTGCATGTAAAAATGTCTGCACATCTGCACCTGCATGGTCTATCTCGTTGATAACAAGTCTGCTACCCTCTTTAAAAGCACGAACACCATTACCATCTTTCCAACGAAAACCACCATCAGCAGTAGCAATATAATGCCCCATTAGCTCGGTAGCCGTACTGTCTGCTGTAAGTGTAATGTTGTATGTGCTTTGTCCTTCCTTCAAACCATATCTATTGGCTTGATATGTTTTACCTGTACCTGCTCTACCATACAGAAGTATTCTGTCTGATACAGAGATAACAGCTTTGAGTTTATCCCAACTGCTCATATCAGCTAAATTATCACTCATCATTATCCTCTCTCTTTAGCATCTCCTCAAACTTAGAGATGACATCTTTACTTAATTTATCTTTATCAACATTATCTCTCCAATGTTCATAGCCATCATTTCGGTTTAGCTTTTCATCTATCCAACGAACTTCAGGTATGTTTGGAAGTATGTTGATTGCTTCAATAGGAACATCTACAGCAACCTGTGTATATTCCTTATCTGGTTTACTACCATCTCTGTTCTTTACAATTACTTCAAAGAACATACGAACGTGAGTATCTACTTTTTCTCCTGCTCTATGATAGTGAGGCATAGCCATGTACAGTATGACAGGAAACCTATCATCTACTACAACATCTATATTCTCTTTGTTCTCAGCATTTATATCTAAGAACTCAGGCAGAATTTGTCTGTTGTATCCTAAGTCTATGGCTAGACCATTGAGATACTTCAGTATCTCTACTGTTATAGCAACGTTCTTGAGCTTTTCACTAAACTCAATAATGTCTTTGCTATCTCCTTCTATTCCACTAGGCATCTTTTCTCCTTACTATTTTTGCATACAATCTAACAGTGCCACCTTTTTCATTGACATCTTGTCTTACTGCATACTTCAATTCACACTCAGGATATTGCTTGTCAAACTGAGTAGTGTAATACACACAGGAAGTTCTAATAGAGTTAGCTCTGTTAGTAGTTCTCTTACCACCACCTGCATTATGTTCCTCGTGTATAAGAAATACCTTACCCATATTCGCCATTAGTAAACTAATTGTTGAATTAGTAAAGTACTTTTTTTCTCTGCCTCTGTTTCTACTCTTTGTATAATCAGGAAACTCTGTTCCTATCATCTTTATTTCAAATTTATCACTCATCATTTACCTCCTTGAATTGTGATACAGCAAACAATGTTGGCTTATGAGATACAAACTCTTTAGCCGTTGCATCAGTACTATCATCTAGCATTGATACCATTTTGTCTACCATTTCTATTGCTTCTTTCTTACTAACTTCGTTAGTGAAGTTAAAGTCTACAACCAAACAGTTTTCATCTGTTCTATTGCCGTAGTCAATGAACTCATATACATCACTCACAGCAATCACACTCCGTATCAACAGGCTCAATCTTGAACTTTGTTATAACTAATTCGTGTGTCTTGCAGTTAACATACAAGTCTGTGTTGTTCTTTATACCAACCTCTATGTTCTGTATGTATGGCTCATCTCCACTTGCTACTACGCACTTCTTACAATGTGCATAGCCATCTAATATAGGAAGCATTATTCCTCCTCTAGTTGATGACCTAAGTCTGCGATAGAAAACATTTCTTTAACTGTTTCATATGACCTTTCAAATGTTTCTCTTTGTTCATCAGTTAGTTCATCAGGCATGTCAAACATAGGATTGTCTTGTAATGCTTTTAATAAGTCATCACTTGTCATACTATGTATTAGAGGAACTGTGTCTTGCACAAATTCCTTGTTTGATAACATTTCTAGTGTTAACAACTGCGTTGCTTTGTCAGGTAAATCCCCATGTACTAAAATAATCGTTAGCATTTTACCTACCTCAGCAAGTTTCATAGATAAGTTATCTACTCTTTGTACTAATTGGTCAAGCTGATTTTTTAAGTAATTGTTATTACTCATCAGTTTTACCATTACATCAATAATCTCATCTATGGCTTCGCCTTCTTTTTCTTTAGGCTTACTCATTTTACCTCCTCTATTACTACTTTCTTTACTGTGTCTTTACCAGCAGAGTACGCTTGCATATGCAACTTTGCTTCAGCATATGTATAGCCTCTCTCTAAACAAACCCACAGTTGTTGAATAATTTCTTCATTATCCAATTTATTCCTCCTCCTCTTTTTCAACGACTTGTTTCAGGAAGTTCTCTACTTCCACACTCAAGTCAGGCATTTGTTTTGCAACTACATTAGCTAAGATATGGGGATTACCAACTGATATAATATCTGGTTGAGCCTCCATAATCTGTGTAATGAATATCTTTGCAAACCCATCATCTTTGTTATGTTCATACAAAGTTTCTATAGCTTTTTCAGCATTACCTTTTGCACTTTCTTTTTGTAGCACATCAATCAATGCACTGATACCTGCTGCTATACCATTTTGTATATGTGCCTCCCATGTTTCTGTCATAGCAACAATAGGATTAGAAGCTCGAACAATCATCTTAGTTATTTCATTTTGTTCATCACCACTATTTACATGTAGAACATTTACGCCATAAGGCACTTCCATATCAGCGACTTTGTAAGAACGATAATCATCAAATCCATTTGCTTTAAATTCATCAAATTGCTTATTGTACTCATCTCTATCGCTAGTACTTTCTCCAGCCATTACAACCCTCTCTTTGTGTTCGCTTTTCTTACACTCCCATAACCACACAGGGAACACCTCACCATGTTCATTACAGTTGATTTGACATTGGCTAGTTGTCCAATTACAGACATCTTTCCTTGTCTACAGTTATCACACTCCATTACTCTCCTTTGTTAAAGCAGAAAAACCACAAACTATCGCTAGTCTATGGTTTATCTGCGTGTGATTGTATCTATGTGTTGTAGTTGTAGATATTTATTTATTGCTAGAACACACATAGATAGCTTGTAGCACACAACACCACCTAGATACTTTCGCCTTTTCCGTCTAGGAACGATATTGGACTTCATTTACAATCTCATTAGAACTACCATATTCAGTTAATCGAACTTAGGAAATATTCTAAATCAACGATTGAGTACTATGCTCCTCAGCATAGGTCAATGCGTCTTTTCAATTTCTTCTTCCGTTATGTACTACAAGCTACCTACGTTCAGTTGTTAAGACAACAGGGAATTAACTTAACTCTTACTAATAGATAGCTTTAAGCACTACTTGAAATTATGGGAGATATACTATTTCAATATTCCATCAAGTAGTTATCACTACTGCATAGATTAGTTAGTTGCATACGTACTGTATATAGAAAGGAAACACACCTACGCAGTAGTGATAATTACTATTGAGTGCTTACCTATCCACAGCGTAAGCACTCTATACTAACAATCAATCAGCTCTGCAATGTTCACATAATCTTTTACGACCAAATGTTTTTGGTAAGGCTATGAAACAGTTGGTACATAGCTTGTTAGCTTCCTCAACAACTTTGGTATCAAAGCCGTTGGGTTTCCACTCAGCATCAATAACCCCAAAGATATTATCAGTGTCCTCTGGAACAATACCTTCTCTCGTTAATCTGCTAAGTCGATTCATCTTTTGTTCTAGTTCTTTGTCCTGCTCTCTACACTCGTAGCAACGAGGGCTTATAACATCAGTTCTTTTAGAACAAGACACACACTCATGAGTTGGATAATCAATACCCTCAACATTACGTTGGTACTCATTAGTACCTTTGATAAGAGGTAGACCTGTATCTGTATAGATAAGATTACCATTGTTCTCATCAACACCTACAAAGGCTTTCTTAGTAGTAGGTGTAATAGACTTTCTATATTTCTTTGACATGACATACTCCTTTCATACAATATGCAACATAAGAATATAAATAAATACGAAAACAAAATCGCTAAGGCAAATTTAGTTTCGGCAAAAAAAATTGCAACATGTCTTTATTAATTAGAAGTACTTGACAAGCTACAATTACACACGCGTAATGGGGAATGCCCCTATTCGCATATGCGATAGAGAAAAAAATTTTAGCTATGTTTCTTGTTTACTTTGCATAAATAATGAGAGAGATAATATATAGTAGAACAAAACCACACACACAGAATAGACTATGGTATTTATAGCATTGCTTTACTCAGGCATAAAAAAAATCTAAAGGCTATCTAAGTAATAAATATTCCTATGATTGATAGCCTC